CTGTGGCTGTGGCTGTAGAAAGAGTATTGCCTTGATAGACTGTTTCACCAATGTTATAGTTGCCAGACCCGGCAAGTGAAAGTTGTATTGTATATGCAGATTCGATATCAGCCTGATCAATAACCTCAACACCAGTATTGAACTTCTCATTCGATGTCCGATATGTTTCGCAGCGAAGTTCATAGACATAAGGAATACGATTGCCCTTGGAGAAGAACATCAATTCTTCTTCCACGAATTTGATTTCAAAAATCTTTGTCATTACAGGGACGTAAAGAAGATCACCTTCTCGTGGTCTAATTGTGATGTTTGATGGAATGGTCTTGTCAAAGGATCGCTTTGATACAATAAAGTTTGAGTTTTCACGGATTTCTAGACCAAACTTGGAGAAGAAGTCACCATCGCCTTCATAACCATCTACATTGGCAATGTACATTTCTATTAGGTAGGCACGCTCAAACTTGGATTGAATATTCTCACCAAAGATTGTATCCGTATCGTCCCAATCTTCTCTTGGCATATAGTAGATATTATGCCCGTGAATCTTTATTGATTCAACAAGCAGGTCCTCGAATAATCTCTGTTCGTTTGTTTTGACTGTGCCGGGAAATGGTCTGAAATAGTGATTTGTTGCCATGATCCCTTATCCAAGTATAAATTGAGGTGGTTCTTCGTGACTGTCTCTGATTAGCTGCTCTAGTTCCTGAATTTCTTGCACGGCCTCATTGTAGATTTGCTGACCGTTCATCATAATACCACCGGGAAGCTGCATACCCTGAAACTTCTTCATATTCGTGCCCCACTGTTTCTTCATATAGGCTGTACCAAGTTTTTTCAGAAGGCGATCATTCCACACATCTGTATATGAGTCTGGGTCAAGGATGATATAGCCTTCAATGATAATCCATTCACCAACATCAACATCATAGGACCAATCCCAATCAATATAAAGTCTATTGGTATGCCGATTGAATCGAAGTGGTGTTTCGCCTGAGAACAACATATCAAGTGTACGGATATGCTGCTGAGTTAGGACATAATTAACATAAGAAGTAGAAGTGAAATCATAAAGCTCGTGTAGCCTAAGCTGATAACGAAGATCAAACATATTGACCGATGCATTGGTAGACCCTACTGGAAATATTCTGGTCACACCGATAATGTTATCGGTAATAGGAATGTACTGATTTTCTTTATCATCTGATGTAATCTTATGCTTTAAGTACCAGCGTTCAACCCCATCAAAATGAAAGTCCTGAAAATACTGAAGGGCAGCATCAATTGCATCCTCAATCTGGTCGTCGTCCAAGTTAATATCAAGGACGGGAAAACCAAGCTGTCTTAGACACCAATCTTTATATTGTTCTCTGGTAGATGGAATTGCCACTTGCTATTACTCCTATTAGTATTGACGTGTAGGCCAACCTGTATCAAGATTAATCGCAAGAAGCTCATTAAGTGTTGTTGAAGCATCAATCTGTATTCTAATTGTTTCTTCATTTGTGAAACACTTGGAAATATAGTCGATGCCAGATGCGGTGATATGTGAAAGAGCATTGGCATTCAGTTCAACGAATACCGAGTCTCCTGATTCTGTTTTGGCTTTCCAGACAACAGTATAGGATGGATTGCCTTGGGCCTGAAGAAGGGCACCGATGTAATTTACACGGGACTGTTCGTCTGTGGCATAAATTGCATTATTATAGATAATACCTTGTGACTCGTAGGACCATCTGGTTGAAGCCAATTGTGTTTTTATCACATCCCGGCAAGATGACATAGGCTTTTGAGTTACTGTTCCGTCTGAATTGACGTAGTAAAATCGTTCATCAACCTTTGGTGGTTCAGGGAGTTCAACCAAACCAAGTGCATTTCTATCTGCTTGGGTTGAGAGTCGCAACCAGTTGGCAGGATATTGAATACCATCATACACGAATGGTCTGTCTATTACAACGATCTGACCGTTTGGTAATTGCCATCTATTCATAGAAACTTGTTCTCCAAAGTATTTGTTCTATATTTATCATCGTGCCAAAGCATACTTGAATGGGTTCTCGGCAAAGGCAGCAAAGACGTATTCCTGTCCACTTCTGTTAGAAGGGTCATCTGCATTTCTTAGTTTGAAGCCGTTAGATAAGAAATCTATTTCATTAGAGTTAGCTGCCTCGGCTGTTGTTGCAGTTGAGGTTAAATATGCATCAGCAACATTATAAGGATTTCTGGCTGAGTCCTTTATACACCAATCTCTTGCGTTATTCAGAGACTTGATAATAACAAATTGAGGTAAGAATCCACACCAAATAAAGGGACCATCGGTAGAACCATTACCTGTATAGGTTCCAAATTTAGAATATCCTTCAATTTCGGACCATAGGTAGTAAATATAAAGGTCGTTCAGCGTGTTTGTAAGAGCACTTGTACCAACCGAAAAATGTGTTGAGTTAGCGACAATACTACTATTAAAAACAGTGGCATCCGCTACATCGGCAGCGGTGCTGTTTAATAGTAAGTAGTTTGTTGCCGGAGCACTTTTATGCCATACCGGCCACCCCTGATCCGTGCCAACGGTTGATCTTGCCTTACCAATAATCATTGCAGGTGATGCACCAAGGCTATGAGGTACATTAGCATTTGCTCCAGTACCAGTCCAACCAACAATATCAAATCCGGCTGTGGGTGTTTCGTCCCAAGTCCATGCAACATAAGTCGTGCCGTTTGTATTGACTTCTGTATTTGATCCAAGGGTGAAGCCGCCAGAATCAAAAGATAAAAGTGAGTCAGTTCTGTTTATGACATCAAGAGTCGAATTTATGATAAGTTGTCTGTTTATACCTCGTATAGAATCGAAAATTGAATTATTGCCTGTTGCTGACCGTGATTTGGTCCAGACAAGATTAGGGCTAAAATTAAGTCCTGTAACTGATCTTGTGGCACCAGTTCCAGTATAAGTTACTGCCTCATTATAAAGAGTTGGCTTTTTGATAGTTGGATCAGGCAGATTTGCCACGCAAAGAGCCTCGTAACCAGAAGGTGGTGTATAAGCAAATGCTCTTTGACCGTAATTTGCAATGGCGGCATAAGTTGAAGTTGTTGAACCTGTTGTGCCAGCAAAGGTCATATAGTATTGTAATGTCGTGTCAATTCCTGTGAATGCAACACCCTGAGAAACACCGTTTTTATAAAATGTAATGGTTCCGGCATCGGCATCAAAGGCCACACCGATTACATCGTTGGTAGTGTAAGTTGCACCATATGCTGTTGCTGTATTATTATTTGTTTTGTTGCCATCTGCTAGATAACCATAACCATCAGCAAATTGTCCGATAACACCAGTTGAGTTGGTTCCAGATATTCTACCAAGTCCAGAAGAATCATCTGAAATTCTCTGCTCATTCACAATACCAATAGAAAATCTAGAAGTGGTTGTTATAGTTGTTGGAATAAACTCAGCATACCATTTTCCAGAAGTTGGTGTTGCAATAGTTGGCGGAATAACTACGGTTTCGGTGTTTATGGACATCGAAGCGTCTAATCCACCGTTAGTAATAGTTTCAGAACTATTTACTGCATTGAATGTCGCAAAGTTATTTGTTGGTGTGTCGGTCATGGAGTCGTAACCAACACCAGCCGTCAGAGAGAAGTTTGTCAGAGTAAAGTCATTTGAGCCAGCATCATCATAGCCGAGTGTGGTTGTAGATGTGTTGTCTTTGAAAGAAAGATGGAACCCGTTCGTGCCGTATGTACCAGTGTATCCTTTTGGCTTCCAGACACCTGTGATTGGATCAGTTTCACCGAACGAGGACGGCGTAAGTTGCTGGCCGTCAATGAAATTGATTTCTGCTATATAGCCAGAAAAATCTTCACTCTTAGCTATATTAGCACCGATAACAAGCTGTGCAGTTGAGTTTACATCCGTATCCACATTTTGTGCCGGATAGTTTGCTGTACCAAACGCTGTTATTTCAGAACCATTAACATAAAGTCTGCACAAACGATATGATACCACGCAGATACATCACGAAAAACTGCCGTTGAAGTAAGCTGGTCTGTAGTCGTAGATGCATCTCTATGTGTATATTCTAAAAGATCAGCCGCAGTAAATTGTAAAGATGTTCTATTATTGTCATCAGCACCTTGAGCAAAAATTCTTTGTAGTGATGTGATTCCTGATCTCTTTATCCAACCACTCCACGTCCATGTGTCACGATTAGTAGCAGCAGCGGGTGTTCTGGTAAGATAGGCAGTACCATCAAATCGCAGAGACCGATCAATAATATATCCACCAGAACTCATCAGAAGATTTGTCACTTCATTTGGCAAACTCATACTAAATTAACCTCCAACATTCAGAATAGTCGAACACACAATAGATGTCGTGTTCTTTACGGCATAGACGACCGCATCAACAGAATTGGCCGCAGTTGATAATACTGGTGCGGACCCTGAAGGGAATCTCCAACTGGTTCCCCACGAAATTGTATTTGAGCCGATTCCTTGCTGAATAAAGACTACACCAGATTGACCTGCCTTTGGGTTGGTTGGATTGGCAATGGTTCTGTTACCAGAAATCGTAACCGTGAAGTTATTATTTGAACCAAAGTTTGGTGTGATTGTAGCACCATCAACTAATGTTTCAATTGTTCCGGCTGCTGATCCCACCACATCAAGTTTTCTGGTTGGAGATGTTATACCAATACCGACATTGCCTGATGAGCCTATAGTAACTCGCTCGATGGATGATGTAATAATTGATAGAGTATTTGCAGCAGAATCCCAAATTCTGGTTGAAGCGGGGGTATCAAATGTAACATTTCCACCAACAATCGTATCACCTGTTATTGTTAATGTTCCTGCAAGTGTTGTGGTTGAATTTGAAAGTCTACCATTAATAGCAGACACAACATCTGTGGTCCCAACCACGAGTGAGGTTGTTATATTGGCTGTGCCACTAACATGAAGTCTGGATGTAGGTGATGTTATGCCAATACCAACATTACCAGAAGAATCAACTCTCAGTCTCTCTGAACTGGCTGTATGAATAGTGTATGTGTTTGCTGTCGATACTTGTGTTCTGGTAAAACCAGACTGATCATGATGGACGTTTGCAACTTTTAAGATAGCCATTGTTTGTTCTTATCCCTAGAAATTCAGTTAGTATAACATATTTAGCGTACCAAAGATGAACACATCTCCATTTGAATCAATTTTGAAGGCCGAACCAAAAGTAACCACATTTGATGTTGTTGTGAGAGAAGTTTTAACTGTTAAGTCACCTTCAAGAGTTACTGTTGTGTTAGAAAGTTTTGTGTTCGCCCAATTGTTGGCTCCGATACCAGTATTGAAGGCAAGTACGTTTGCGGCATTAGCTTTATCAAAGGCAGCACTTGCCGTTGCTCTGGCTGTTGTATCAGTTGTTCCTGAAGAAGCCAAAAGGTCGGTGCCTACACCCGCTGATGCTACAGACAGATCAATATACACACCACGGGCAGAACCACCTTGTTCAAAGATACGAAGCTTATTTTGATAAGCATCAATGGTTACACCGCCGCTCAAAGTTCCATTGGGTGGTTTTTCTAAAAGTATTTCGCCACCTTCATCGCCGCCTATGGCATCAACTATAAACTTGCCACCACCACTTACTTTTGTTTCACCATAAAATATTGGACTATCTTTTACACCTATTGTAATTTTATCATTGATGGAATTACCAACAACAGATATGTTGTTACCAGCCTCAATTGTCAGAATATCATTAGGAGTATCTGATACAATCAGCACACTATTAGCATTCACAGTACCAAAGTAATTTATCTGCTGGCCTGAGATTTCGGCAATCTGGTTGTTGGTGTTTTTATAGAACAGCTTACCATCTGCATAATTAATGGCCAACTCACCAAACTCTAAGTTTGCTGGTGTTATTCCGGGTGTAGCAGATTTTTTTAGTGCAATAATTGTATTAGCCATTAGAAATCATTTTCTGCCGATGGTTGTTCAACATTTGTTATAACAACATTAGTATTTGATATTTGTTCTTCAGATTCTTTTTCTTGTTGCTCGATTGAAACAAGTTTTTTTGTTTGCTTTTTTGTTGTTTTATTTATGGACTTCAATTTAGAAATCTGTTCGTCTCTGTCAAGAATCATCTTCTTCATTTCAGATACTTGCGTCATAAGATTATCCATATGGGAAATCTTATTCTTCATGGCATTGAATTGATCTTCCCAGCGACGAGCATCATCCTTTGCTTTGCTATACTCAAAATCTGATTTTTTAATGTTGTCTATTTCTTGCCGCAGGGATGCGATAGTTTCATCTCGTTCCTTCACAAGAGCGTTTGTTATTTTGAGTTGTGTTTTAAGCTGAAGATTTACTGACAAATACTCATGGATAGTTCCAACAGCAGTATCAATGTAAGTATTCACATAGTTACTTTGTGTTTCGCTCATAGTCTTTCATTATCCTTTGCTAGTATAAAAATGCTGTTAGAAATTACCTCCGTCAAGATGGGAGAAGGCTGGAGCACCAGAAGCAGTAGCCGTCAGAACTTGTCCTTCTGTGCCCGCTGCCGTAACCTTGAGGCCACCTGTTGTGTTACCATAAAGCACACCGTTCTGTGTAAATGATGTTACACCAGTACCACCATAAAGCACATCAACAGTATTAGCATTCCATTCGCCTGATGTAAGAACTCCAACCCCTGTAATGCCTGTGTAAGAGCCAGACAGTCTTGCTGATGGGACTGTGCCTGTTGTCAAGTAAGAAGCATTGGCTGCATTTACGTTGGCAGTATTTGCAAAATCATAGGCTGCGTTTGCCTGACCATAAGCTACATTGGCATGAGAATATGCACCATTTGCTACAGTATGGGCTGAATTAGAAAATGCATAAGCTGCGTTGGCAGTCCCATGAGCCGTATTAGCATGTGTTCGGGCAGTGTTAGCTTGATCATAGGCCGCATTGGCATGAATGAATGTGTTCGTAATCCATGAGATTGCATTCACACCACCAAGTTTTAGATTACTTGTGATTATATCGGCATTAAGAACAGCAATAGTAAACCCGTTTGCTGCTGGGTTAATATGATCACCATCTGGTTCTTGGTCGTAACCATAAAATAGATAATATTCTTTTGATGTATGCTCACGATAAAGACCAGTATGAACATTTTGGCCGGTTGTATTAACATAATTACCGATGAAACCAATATCTACGGCATCATTTGTATAGTTATTTCCTGCCAGATAAATGAGAGGGTCTGAAATACGAAGAGATTCTGTGTTAGCAAATACTGTGTTGCCAGTAAGGGTCAATACTCCTGTAATGGTTACTGATCCATCAATCGTGCCACCATTTGCAGAGAAACGAGTATTGGCAAAAGAGTAGGCATCATTTGCTTGTGCAAAGGCCGCATTTGCCATATTAAAGGATGCATTTGAATTTACGAATGCGGCATTCGCTGTACCATGTGCTGTATTAGCGTGTGTGCGAGCAGTATTGGCCTGATCGAAAGCCGCATTAGCATTTATGAATGATGCATTGGCTGTTTCGTGTGCTGTGTTTGCATGAACACGGGCGGTGTTTGCCTGAGCGTAAGCAGCATTTGCTTGTGTAAAGACAGCAGCGTTGTTACCAGTATTTGCGGCCTCAAAGGCAGCATTTGCCTGTTCGTAAGCCTTGGATGTTAGGTCCGTCCAGTATTTACCACCAATTTCAACAACACCATCGCCTGTTGTGTTGCCAAGAAAGAATTTACCAGAGAGATATGAATATGCCGGTTCGGCAGCAGAGAGAGAACCATTGGCAGGAGTTGCTGTTGTGCTTGACCGTTTAATTTGAATTATTGTGTTTGCCATGATTTAGAAGGTTCCTCCGTTGACGACAGGCAATGTCTTTACTACATATTTTCCACTGACCTCATCATAAACGAGGGTTTCATTGTTATCTGGATCGCTGGCATCTACGTCACTAAGACCATCAAGGCTATTAGAATTTTCAGGAATAATTCCGACTGTTCGAATTTGTGTGCGATCTTGATTATTTATACTTATTCGGTTCTTAGACGGTGAAACAACAGTGACTTTGACTGCCATGTTTTTATACCTTTGTGATTGAAGGTGTAACTGTAATAACACCTTCAAGAACTCGTGATGTTACACTATCCTGATCAATTGTCTTAACATCAAATAAGTATCGACCAGCTCTTAGGTTAGCGGTATTTGCTGCTGTCATAGACAAAGAAATTTCACCATTTGAGGCGTTTAAGATGGTACAAGTCAGATTTGCAGAAGCCTTTGTAGAGTAATACGATCTGCGAAGCTGAGATGTAATTGTGTAACTAGAAACATTGATAGGCGTATTCGTTGTATCATCAGTAAGATTGATGATATTATTGAACGTTGTACCCTGATCCATAAAAAGTTCTACATATGCAGCCATATTTTTCCTTAAAGTAGATTTAGAACAGCGGTTGGACCACTGAGAGTTAGATTACCAGTTATAATTAGATCACCAGAAAATGTTGTGCTTGAATTAGATAGTGCAGAATTTGCCTTATTGAATGCAGAATTTGCCTGTGAATATGCAA